TACATCGTGGGTTGTGTTATCTGCCTCATCAATGATGAGGACTTTGTGTTTGCTAGTCGATTGAAGTGAGACGGTCGAAGCGAAGTTCTTCGCATTGTTTCGGACAGTATCCAAGAATCGTCCTTCATCGGATCCATTAATGACATAATAATCTACATTAAGTTGTTCGCACAGTGCCTTTGCAACTGTAGTTTTACCAACGCCAGCAGAACCACAAAGGAGAAGGTTAGGAAGTTCTCCATTGTCAACGAACTCCTGAAAGGTGTTCTTCAGTTCATCAGGCAAGATGCAATCACTGATTTGCTTGGGACGATACTTTTCGACCCAGAGAAAATCTTTGCTCATAATAATAAAAAATCAGATAGGGTCTACTTAGGTTCCAGGGCAATCCAATAACGAATGCTTTGAATACCTTTACGATTAGTAGTGCTCTCAAACAGAGCAACCTGACCACCGTGAATCGAGACGCGATAATCAGAGGGGAACAGTTTCAAGTTCTCCATCTTAAAGCAGAAGCAACCATCAAAGTCGGTTTCCTGCAGTTCAACGGCAAAAGAGTTTGCAGTATCATTCTTCTTATCTGTAGTACAGATAACCAGTTGACCTTCTTTGCCATACAGGCACAGGTCAGGAATGTTGTAGATCTCAGAAGACTTCTTCAGTTTGAGGAAAGTCTGCCAAGTCAGGTTGAACGATACATCTTCTGCGGGGAGTTCAAGGTCTTTCTCGGGAGGAGCAACGATGATCTCAGGATCAGCATAGTAGATCGTACTCTTAGAACGAGATGCATTGTCTCGAATCGTCATGCAGTTCTCTTTTGTAAAATCGAGAACAGGATCCTCAGAGATAAGGATAGCACCAATCAGATAAGAAAGATCATAGATTGCTGCCTGGGAAGGGAAGTTCTCCTCAACCACACAACGTGCCATAATATTCTTATTGACAGAAAGTGTGGAGACGGTATTACCTTCTCGGATCAACAAAGACTTGTTGATGTTGATATAATTCTTGAGAAGTTCTTCGTAGAACTTTTTGTCAATAGCAATTTTACTCATCAAATAACCTCAAACTTTGTACTCAGACAGACCGTTGCCATTCTTGTGGCAACCAGCAAAGTGATAGAGAAGTACCACATAATGAAGTGCTTTCAGCAGATCACGTTTGTTGCGACCATTCTTCTTTCCGAAACGGGAAAGATACTTGATTGCATTTGATCGACAGAAACCTTCAGCATCACCAATACTCTCAATCAGATCGAGAGTTTGGACCTTCTGCTCTCCGTTAGGATTACCAGTAGTGTAGTGTCCTTGGTAAGTGCCCGAGATGTACTCTTCCAACTCTTTGATAGTCTCAGTTTCACTGTATTTTCTCATAAAATAGGACTCCATAAAGAAGGGGGTTTGCACCCCCGATATTGTATCACTGATTTGTGAATTGTGCAAACGATTCGTCTCCGAGAATATCCTCGGTATCAACCGTCTCGTCAATCTTGGAATAGAGATCCAAGAAGGACTTCTTAGTATCAAGATCAAATCGGTTCACACAAACTTCGATTGCCTTATCACGCTTGCCGAAGATCTTGTATGCCTCAGCAATGTGGACCAGACGACGGGTGCTAATCAGTTCATCAACACCACCATCATAGAAAGTCTTACGGATCACCATTGCCCACTTGACCAAGTGGATAGCAAAGTCTTCTTCGATACCAGTGTTCAGAAGAATCTTAGTTTCAAAGGAAGCACCAGGATATTCCTGCTCGAAAGTGATGGGGAAACGCTCAAGGAATGCTTCGTTCAGAACGTTTGTCCCAATAAAACGTCCATCGTCAGAACCCTTGCCTTTGGTGTTAGCAGTAGCAACAACAGTGAACCCTTCAGAAGGGCGAACATAACGTCCAATCTTCTTGAGAAAGACGCCCTTGCCTTCAAGCACCGACTGAAGACAGAGAATCTTATTTGAAGCGAGGTCAATCTCGTCCAGAAGAAGGACAGCACCCCTCTCCAGAGCATCGATAACAGGACCGTTGTGCCAAACAGTATTACCCTCAACCAACCTAAAACCACCGATAAGATCATCTTCATCAGTTTCAATAGTAATATTTACACGAATCAACTCACGTCCCAGTTGAGCACATGCTTGTTCAACAGAAACAGTTTTACCATTACCAGACATACCAGTGATGAACACAGGGTAGAACTGGTTGGACTTGATAACTCGCTTCAGGTCAAGGAAGTTCCCGAACGGGACAAAGTTAGGATCCCTTTCAGGAATAAAGACAGGTTGTACCTGAGCGGGAACAGCATCAGGTGCAGAATAATCCGTTTCCAATTTCTCCACCTCTTTTTGCAGGGTCCAGACTCCACGAGAAGTCTTGTAGTTTGCCAACTTCTTGGCAAGGGTTTGATACGTTGTACCTTCGCTTACAGCAAAGTCCTTCAGGTTATCTGCGGTGATGGTCGCTCCATAACGCTGTTGAAGAGTTTCGAGATTGAGTTGGAATGCCATCAGGTGTCCTGTGTTGATGTGTTTAGTATAGGGTATCGGGGGGTGCTGGTCAAGCGATTTGACCAGCGAATTTCGATAAGATCATCTTATTGATCATCTTCTCATTCATATGCTTCTTGAATGCCTTGGTCAACTGAGCATTGGATGCGTCCTTATTCACGATGATACTGTCGGAGGTCAGAGGTGCCTTAGGATCCCAATAGTAGCGGACCCGTTGTTCCTGATTGTTCTCATTGATCTGCATCAAATACAGTTCATCAAATCCGACAGACTTGATTGCGACACACTTATTCTTGCGCCACTCTTTCTCCAAAGATTCAATAGAAAGATCGGTATCTCGTGCTTCTTTTGCAATCTCACTTTTGGTGCAAAGACGGAATCCAACAATGTTGCAATCAACCAAATGTTGAACATAATCAATAAATTGATTGGTTACACTGCCCCAGAAGTTCATGACTTTTGAGTATTTAGTCTTAGGATCACGAATAACATAGTTCAAAGAATGGTTATTCATCGGTTGATCATAGACTCCATCAAGATATTTGATGTGCTTGTAGTAATGTGGGTATGCTGCTTCACCGTCAGTAAGGTAAACAACGTTTGCCTTCTGTACTTTTTCTTCATTACGGAACTTTGCAAGAACTTCACGAGTGCAGACAATAGTTTCCACCAGAGGAGTTCCAGAAAGACTCAACTGATGAGGACCAAAATCACCCATCGAAAGTAGGTAGAGATCACGCATTTGCTTATCAAGAGTCTTAGCACTCATTTTGGATGACAAGAACTCAAGCAGTCGGAAAGAATTATCGATAGAGAGTGTACCCGTCTGGCGAGTATCTTCATCGGAAGGGAAGTATGAATCATTTCCATGGAAGTTGCTGAAAGCATAGACACGGAAGGGAATAGATACTTTCTTACAGAACCACACCAGGTCAAACAATTGACGCATAGTTCCATTCAAAGTGTTTGACATAGAACCAGACCAGTCAAGGAAAAAGATCAAACCATGATTCTTACCGTCAGGAATAGTGGTTACTTTTTTGAAGAGATCTTCGTTAAACTTATAAGTATGCAGTTTGCTGGTATCAAGAACTCCTGTACGAGAAGTATTAGCACGGGCATACTGATCTGCTGCCTTCTTACACTCAAACTCTTTAGCAAGATAGTTGACAGTCTTGATGCTAGAACGCTTGTACTTCACATAGCGTTGGCGTTGTGCGTCAATACGATTTGCATAATCTTTATGCTCTCCTACCTTCTCATTCCAATTATCAAAGCACTCTTCAATATCTTTGTAAGAGACCAGATACTTTTTCAGATCAATATTAGGCAGATCAACATACTCATAGTCCCTTGCGTTTTGATCGACTAGTTCCTTTGCTCGTTCTTGCAGAGTCCGATAAGTTTCAGATTTATATTCATCTCCTGCATGAGAACCTTCAGAACCCTGGTCAAAACTTTCAGAAGTAGGAACTTCTTCAGAATTCTGTTCCTCAGACACCTGGGTCTCATTTTGAGACTCGTTAATAGGACCGACTTGCTGCTCACCGCGATCGTTAGTTGCTGAACTTCCAGCAGGAAGATCCTGAGTGATAGGTTGTTCCATCTTGTTATTATCAATGTGCTCAACATACTCGTGGCACAGGGCAACAACATCCTCAAAAGTTTCAGTAGTCTTTGCCTTTTCCATCAGGAAAGTTTCTGCTTCATTGAAGGAAACTGAGGTAGTGCTACCAACCAAACCAATCTTATAGTGAACATTCACTCGGTCAATGAATGCCATCTTCGTAAGATCTTTACCTTTAAGTTCAAAGAAATTATTTCCATCTAGTTCACGATACCCCATGAAGAAGGATTTGCTGAGACCTGGGTAGGTCCGCTTCATGAGTTTCTCGATACGAACATCCTCTAGGACATTCAGAATGTCCTGAGGGACGCCTTCAGACGCCTCTAGGTAGTCCGTAGGGGTATACAGTGCATGACCCACCTCATGCGAGATCAGGAGGTCGATCACAACACTCTCTGCCTTGTCCCACACAGG